AGCAATCGCAGTTGCGGTAACAGTAATTGTACCAGAAGTAGAACCAGAGAAGTTAGCACCAGCAGAACCAATAGTTGGTGTAGTAAGTGCTGCGCTAGTTAAAGTCTTATTAGTTAAAGTATCAGTTGTTGCACGACCAACTAATGTATCTGTTGCCGCTGGTAGAGTTAATGTACCAGAAGCAGCAGCAGTTGCAACAAGAGTTGTAGTACCTGAAGAAGAACCAGCAACAGTAAAACCAGCAGAACCAATTGCTGGAGTTGTAAGAGTTGCACCACTGATTGTTGGGCTAGTTCCAAGAACTAATGCACCAGAACCAGTAACAGTAGTTGCACCATCAAATTCAGTTACCCATGTTTCTGCGCCAACAGAAGCAACAGTAAATACTGCACCAGCACCAGCAGGAATTGTAGTAATTGCACCAGAAGCAGAAGTCTGAATTGTTAAAGCACCAGTACTTTGGTTGGTAATGTAATATTCTTGACCAATAGTTAGGGTTGCAGTACTTGGTAACTTAACTGTTTGAGTAGTTGATCCAGTAAAGAACTGGTTGGCAGTACTAGAAGCTGTTAAAGTAGTAGTTGTTCCACCAGTTGCTGTAGAAGTATAACCACCAGCACCAATAGAAGAAATCGTAACAGTCTGACCAGAAACTGAAGTAGTGATACCATTACCACCAGCGATAGTTAATGTCTGTGATAGTAAAGCAATTGAACCAGTAGTTGCGCTGCCAGCTGCTAAGTTTAAAGTGGCAGCAGAAGCTGCCCAAGTAGATGTTCCACTACCGTTAGTAGTTAATACGTACCCGTTTGTACCACCATCTCTTGGTAGTGTCCAAGTACCAGCAATTTGCACCATGCCAGTACCATTGGGATTAAGTATCAAATTACCATTGTTATTGGTTGTACTTAATGTGTTTCCTGTTAATTGGGTATTACCAACTTTCCAAGTATCAATCGTACCAGTTGCTGAAAGAACTGGAATTGAAGAAGCGTTGGTAGTTAATGTGCCAGCAGTTGATGCATCGATCAAACCAGTATAGTATGTACCACCAATAACAAAGTGATTTACTGCGTTGCCGCTGGTTTCTGCGCCCATACCGATGTATAATCGGTTACCTCCAGCGCCATTTAATGCTGAATATGCTAATTCACCTGCGCCAAGAGTAGCTGGGTTTCCCGCAGTACTAGAACGCTTAATTCTGATAATAGATGCCATCTTTTATGTCTCCGTTAAAATTCTCCACCTTCCATGTTTTGCGCATCGAGGGTGGTTGTGGACGTCCACTTATTTGTTGTTGTTCTATAGACTAACACTGAACCATTGAGTTTGCCATAAGTTGATGTATCTACATCGGCTACGTTATCTAACGACTCTACCACAACAGGTGCCGCTAAATTAGTTTCAGCTGTGGTTAAATTCTGCTCTGATGTGGTAATGAATAAAGATTCGTCACCACTTAATGTTACGAATGTATCGGTCATAATTATTGAGTAATTTGAGGTGTTACTGTGACAATTCCCTCAACCACTCGTTTCTTTGCACCAGCACTAGAAGTTACCTCTAAGTCATAGAGATATCTTCCTGGAGGGATTGCTTCAGATTGACCAGCTGTTAATTGGATTCGCACTTTCCCTTGTGCTGCAACATATAATGATGCAGTAAACGCATATGCAGTAGAAGATGTGTATGATTTTCTCATCTGCGAGGCAACAGTGTAACCAGTAAGATCAAGTGCCTGACCAGTAGATGCAGTGACAGTGATTATATTACTATAATCGCTACCTTGATCTATGAAAATGTTCGCTACAGTTGCCATTCATAACTCCGTGTTTTACTTCTTTATTTATAATTCTATAGAATGCAAACAAAAAACCCCACCGAAGTGGGGTTTTGTTATGCGCAATTACCTAAATTCATATCCAAGAATATTATTATGATGCTTCAGGTTTAGGGTACTTTTGCTTTACCGCTAAACAATCGTCAATGTATTTCTGTACTTGCACAGCGTCACCTTTAACGATACCGTCTAAGTAGTCAGTCATTGGTGGGTATTCATCTGCTCGATTACGTTGATATTCATTTTTAACGTATTTTTCATATTTAACGACATCATCAGCATGAAGAATATCCCACTGTTCTTCTTCTTCTTCCGTGAATTGAACATTACCATATGGTGTTGCATGAAATCTTGGCAATTCTCTTGTCATTATATTATCCTTTAATCAATAGTTGTATAAATTTTTAAGTCGCAGAGACTTTAGTGTAACCATAAAAAGTAAAAACTCCTGCAGTACAAGTATTACCCTGATCTATCCGAAAACCAGTTGGGGCGGACCCCGAGACCAATCGCCCTCCAGTCTGATGATTACCAGGTGCACCATACCCCTGTGATGCAGTTGTTTGCGACACAGTAGTTATTATATAAGTACTATTATAGTAAATTCTACTCATTTGCATATTAATACCAAAACCTGTATTATCATAGGTATTTTGGGCTAAATCTATACGACCGATGTTAGATTCGTATCCACCTGACAAGTTCGACCCATTCGCAAATTTTGATGTTCCGTAACTGTGTGCAGTGCTGAAATCAGAGGCAAGAGCATTGTTAAATATCAGAGACATAGTACCGTACGAACCTGTATCTGTTCTTATATTCCCACCAATCAATAAATAATTTTCATATCTATCAGATAGAACAGATGAGAAAGTTATCGAAGAGACAGCGCCACTGACTCTAATTTTAGCCAGTTCAACAAGCCCGTTTGTATCTACAAATGCTGATGTAGTACCAGTGGGAAGTATGACAGTGTTAGTTCTTGCCATGATTAATCCTCATATCCCATTGCTGTAACTGACACTGCTACATCGCCATAGTTTTGAGCATATAACTTATCACCAGGACTTAATACAATGCCAGTTCTTTGGTAGTTGTTAACGCTTGTATTATATTCAAGAACTGCTGTATCAGCTACAGTACTGAAGTTAGAATCAAATTTAGATACGTTGGCAGTACCATTTACAGCATACAAATATGAACTAAGGGTCAGCTGATTTTTATTAAATGTATTTGCTGCTTCTCCAGCAGCAGTAAAATATGATATGGCAGTTTGCCAATTGGCTAAATCTGTACTAACATAAGCAACATCATCGGCTGCGCATGTCCACCATAAAGACGCAGCAATTCTCTGAGGTCTCTCTACAAATTGTGTCCCCCATGGTCCACGACCATGATTTGTAAACATAGATTCGGTCAAAGCACTGCTTCCACTATAACCTCTGAGAGCAATGGCTCGCAGTCCTGTTCTTGTAAATGAGTATATATTACGGTTTTGATCTGCAGCCACACCACCTTCTTGCGCCATACAGAAATAATATCTATCTGTATTTGGATTATAATCAAACCACTGAACATGGCCATATACACCAGACGTTATAGAGAAGCTAGGACTAATCTGCCACCATGATACGTTGGCAGTAGTGCTCCAAAGTATAGAACGACCAATAGCACCTTCTGATACTGCAAGATCAACATCACTAATAAAGAAGTTAGATTGGGAACCACCAGAAGCGCCAAAGCCTGACCCCTGAATTAGAAATAATCCATTAGCTGCCATAAGTCTAGGAGCATACCACGAATGTCGATATTGATCGATGTTGCCATAGCTATTTTGCATAACGAATGCGTAGTAAAAAATACTATTACTAGTATAACCTGTTGCCGGAGTTCCTATTTTACCATTAAATACATTACCGTAACCAGCATTGCCAAAAGTCATTACATAATCTGTATAGGTATCAACAGCAAAACCAAAGCCACCATAGCCTTCGTCACGGCTATATGTTTGTGTAACGCCAGGATCTTGAAACATTTGAGATAATCTAAATTGAGCACCTGTGAATGTTCTCAAATCTTCATAATGTCTAAAACGCATATTATCAACGGACGTATTATATGATAAACCCAATACTATTGATGCTTTAGTTTTTCCACCATATGCTGATGGAGCATATAAAAAATAAGGATCAATTTTTTGCCAGTTTTTTGCTCCATATAAATTCGATGTTGCGCCTGTCGTCCATGCGCTACCATCCCAGTACTGTATTGGAAAGTTTAGAGATGCAGATTCATTAGTTGGGTTATATCTATTAACTCGTAATACATTAGTACCACTTAACGGATCTAACCATCTTGTGCGTTGAGTCATAGAACCAGCACTTAATGCTGTATTAAGTGTAATATTATTCAATGCAACAGTTGCTGTATCTATAGATAAAGCTATGTTAGTGTTTACCGTACTACTTAAAGTAGTTGCTTGAATGCTAACTGAAGCTGGATTTGCAGATGCATTGCTATAAAGTAATACTGCTCTAGATGGGGTAAGTTTGGCAAAGCCAAGACGTCCTGAAGCCATTATAATTCCTTTTTAAAAACTTGAGAAAAAGTAGGCTTGTCCCAGAGTAGCACCAGCAGAAGCTGGTGGTGTGCTGACCCAAGTCGTACCATTAGATACTAGAACATTACCAGTTGTACCAGGAGCAACAAAACTTACTGCTGATGTTCCGTTACCGATAATTACGTTATTTGCAGTGAGCGTCGTTGCTCCAGTACCACCGCTACCTACCACTAAAGTTGCTGAGAGCCCAGCAGCTGTACCACTTGTATTTTGAGTACCAGCAGAGTTAACACCTGGTAAGTTAATATTAGCAGAACCATTAAAACTAACACCACCAATAGTTCGAGCAGTAGTTAAGGTAGCAGCAGAAGTAGCAGTAGCTGCATTACCACTTGTATTTTGAGTACCAGCAGTGTTCACTCCAGGTAAACTGATGTCGGCAGAACCATTAAAACTAACACCACCAATCAATCGAGCATTAGTTAATGTGGCAGCAGAAGTAGCAGTTGTGGCTGTCGTAGCAGTTGTGGCTGTCGTAGCTGTAGTTGCAGTAGAAGCATTACCAGACAATGTAGCTGTAATAGTTCCAGCTGCGAAATTTCCTGAAGCATCTCTAGCAACGATAGTACTTACAGTATTTGCTGTGGCAGAAGTTAATCCGTCCAAGGTATCAGCGTCTAGTCCAGAGCCAGCACCATCAACAGTTAACAACTTAGATAGTACATCAGCAGCAGTATAGCTACTAGAAGTCAACTTAGTACCAACCTCAGTGTTAAGGGCAGTAAAGTTACCATCTACTTCGGCATTTGTAAGGGGACTACCCTTAGTTGTTCTTAGCGTTAGTGACGCCATTGTTCGTTTCCTTAATTATGAGAACTTTGATTTAATATCAATAGAAGCATCTGTTTGATCTCAGAAAGTTCTGTCTTTATATTATTTATGTCTTTTGAGTGTTCTTCTATCTGGTTTTGTTTATTTATAACTGAATTTCTTCGGTTTAAATAATTCTGGTAATCAGATCTATTAGTATTTATAATGGCGCTAGTGCTTATATCTCGCACTAGTCCATCTTTACCTTCAATTTTAACTAGTGTATTCATTATGCACAAGCGATAACACGAAGATCTTTAACTCTAGGGATTGCTGAGCTATTTGTAGACTTCATAACTAATTTGATCTGAACAGCATCGAATGCTGCTGCAGCTTCAACTGAGAACGCAGTATCTATAAAACGTTCACTACCATTTTGTACAGTAACAATCGGTTGATCGGCTGCCATTAATTCCCAGTTAGTGGTGTCAAACGAAGAAGTGCTACCAATAGCAGAAGTTTTATAATAAACATCTACATTAGCCTCAGCAGGAATGCTTGCTGCAAATCTTACACGAATAAAGGTAGAAGCATTCGCTAGACTAATAACCTTAGTTACATACTTACTGTAACTAGAAGATCCAATTGGAGAAATTTCATCTGTGAAGAATTCTTTCTGCGACAGAGTAACTGAAGCACCAGCAGTCTGAGTAGTAAATGCTTTATTTAAAGTCACTGTAGCAGTTGATCCATTATCTGTAACTTTAGTAACTAAGAAAGTACCATCATTTAAATTACTAGTAGATCCAGCAATTGTCAAGAACTTACCAACTGTAATAGTTTGTAAAACTCCACGTGCAGTAGAATTGGTAGAAGTGATGGTGTTGCCGCTAAAGGCTATAGTAACATTAGAAGTTAAAAGAGCAACATCATCTAATCCACCAACATTTATATTGTCAGAAGAAGGATTGTTGATTTTGTTACTAATAGCAATTAAACTAATACGTTGAGTATCTAAGATTGGAGACAATGAATCATTATCAGTCTGCATAGTTACATTGAATGTAGCAGACTTATTACCACTTAAACTATTAGTTTCATTGATTTCAGAAGCAACCATCTTTGGAGCATAGAAGTAGTTATTTTCATTCGCCAGTAAATCACCAAAAGTAGAATCTAAACTATATGCGGTTTGAGTAGAACTATCTACAGATTTACCAGTAGTTGCTTTAATTCCAAATGTAGTCATAGTTTCAGAGAATGTCTGAATCTGAACGTTTGGTTGCAAAGCATCATACTGTAAGTTTCTAGTGGCACGAACAGTAGAACCTCCAACGTACCCAGTATTAGTAGGCGTAGTAGTTACACTAATGCAATACGAATCAATATCAACATCACTAATAATATGAGTGTTATAAATTTCAGCTGCTGGAATACCAAAGATTGGTGCAACGTATTTGAATGCAGATCCCGCAGTTAATGTAATAGTAGCATTAGCTGCGAATGTCGCAGAAGTGTTGCTTGCAATAGTAGCAATCTTACCAATAAAAGAACCAGCTGAATTGTAAATTGCACTTCCCACAGCCAGTTGTGTAGTAAATGCAGTTGATACACCAGTAAGTGTGGTATTGGCAGTGTTAGTTGCAATAGTTCCAGTACCTGTAGTTCCAGTTAAATTAGTTTGATCTGAGTTTGTAATAATTGTGCGAGAGCCAACAGGCATACCATGGTCACGTTGGTAAACACGCACTTTAGTTACACCAGTCTTAATTTCAAGTGGATCGATGTCTAATGACTGATATGGTAAAACATCATTAACAAATTCAACATTGCCTACTACATCAGTATCAAACTTGGCACGATAGATTGTGAACTTTAGATCTTGAGTTTGGTCAGGTGTCCAAGTAGATGCATTCTGTGATTTAAAGAATACACCCATATATGGTTGTTCAGAAATAGTTCTGTTAGACCCTGGAATCAAATCGCCAATCTGAGAAATCCAAACTTTATAGTTATTTGAGTCAGATGAAAGAACGATCGCATACTCTCCATTATTTTGTACGTATACAGGAGAAGGAAACTCAAACGTAGTTGCAGTATCGTAACTTGGAGTTGGTATACCACCAACTGAAACGATATTAGAAGAAATATTAACATTAACAGGTTTCTTAGAAACTTTAGAGAATGGAAGAACTAGCTTACCTGGATATCCGTTAACAACTTCACGGATTTCTATGTTGACTGGAACATTATCATCTTTAGATGCAAAGAATATATCAATTTTAGTTAGGAATGCACCACCCTTTTGTTCAACCAAGAATGTTTGTGCCAGTGGATCATACCATCCAGTATCAGCAACAACACGTTCAGTAGTCTGAACGACAACACGATTATCACGTAGTTGCTCTTCAGCTAGTTCAGCATTACGAACAGCATTAACAGTTTGCTGACGTGTTTCAAGTATACCCTCAGCACGGTATAGTTGACGACCACGAGAAGTAAAATCACCCTGCGCTGCTACATTGTCAACTAGTTTAAACTCACGGATACCAGTGCGGAAGCGCACAGCGTCAGTATTCGGAATATTAAAGATTAGGTTTAAGTCTCCACTAAAGTTAGAAACTAGTGAATCGCCTTTTGCTGGAATTGTAATAGAGCCAAAAGTTCCAGTTGCAGCAGAAACAGACCCCAAAAGTTGTTCTGAAGCAGAGAATGTACCTTTAATGTTTTGTACAAACAACGAATATACATTAGTTGCAGCGTTAAATTCTTTACCGACTACAACAGCAGTTGCACCAGAAGTAGCACCAGTAAGAACATCACCACGATTCAAACAAACTTGAGAATCCCCATTAATGCGACGTGCTGTCTGAGAAGAAAGACCACCAACGTTTGTTGAGTCATCAAACTGCCCAGAACCTGGAGTATATACTAAACGTGCTGAAGCAGTACAGAATGAAGAAATTGTAACATCATCGAAGAATGGATAGAAACGAGTATTTGGTTTCAATCCTTTAACTTGAACTAGAATGTTTCTGGAACGAATGTATGGGATAACTGCAGTAGAAAGTGTGCGATCTGCAATAACTTGTCTATCGATACGAGCAACTAATGTAGTCTTAACACCAACACGACTTTGACCGATATTAGTAGCAGTTGTTTCTACCGTAACTTCACGACGTGCACCACCACCAGCGTTAAAGCCAGCTATACGGTTAAGTTCTTGACCAGTTGTATTAGTTTGCCACCATGGTCCACCACCCCATGATGGGTTAATGGCAGATAAATTTTGACGAGTATTAACTGGAACACCAGTCCATTGATTTTGCCATGCATTCCAAATAGTGCCCAGCACACCAGCACGTTCAGCAATAGCTAGAGTTGCAGAAAAATTACCTTCTAATTCATTGACAATGTCTGGACGACGATCAACCTCAAACCAATCATCAGACGATGGAGTTAGTGTAACTTGACCCAAGAATGTAAAAATAGCGAATGGATTGATGTTTTCTAAACGAGAAGCATACTCTTGTTTAATCAGGGGAACATGCTCAACTACAGGCAGTGTGATAACATCACCATAAAGTTGATAGTTAGCACTTTGTCTAGCATTATTAGATGAATTTTTTTCAATCAGATTAATGTTTTGCATGCTATAGAATGGACGCAATTCACCTCTTTCCATATCAATGGAACACAAGTAATCTGGAGAAAGAACATCTCCTGTGTTATGACCAGTAAACGAATCAACAATAAAGCCATTCTTGAAACGATCTAAACCACCAGCATCTACAATATTCAAAGATTCAGTTTGTTGTTCAAGCAACGATAGTGAAGTATAGTATTCTAGATTATCGATACGCTTTTCTAGCTTACCAATATCACGCATAGTATAACGTTTATTGTCAACCGAGGTAATAGCTACGTTAGTACTAGCGGTGCCAAATGTATAAGGCTCTAGATTTAAATTATAAAGAACCATACCTAAAGAAGGAGATAGCGGTTCACCAGGATTTAATGAAGAAACTCCATCAATGGAAAAGAAGTTACCAGAAAAATCAACAGCGATTTTAGTCTTGCGTGCTAGGTAATAAGTAAAATCTGCACGAACATCAATACCACGTTTTGGTACCAATGATGGTGAAGAACCAGCACCAGTGAATGAACTACCATCATCTGAAATTCTAGGACGGAAGTCAATAGAATCTCTTAATGAAACTCCAGCAAATGCAGGAATGTTTTCATAAGCTACGTTTGCTGGGTAAGAATTTACAGTGAAGTAATCCCCTGTTGCATGTGTGAAGAACTCAAACTGAACACTAATTGGAGCAGTTGGTGATGCAAAAGAAGACTTTAGTAGTATACGTGCTACATCGTAATGTGTATTTCTTTGACCATTGTCGAATTCATAACGATCAGTAATATCAATCCCATAGTTTCCTGTTGCGGTTGCAAATGTACCTGTATCCATTTTAACACTAATTAAACGGAAACCATCTGCTTTACCTAGTAGTAATTCAGTTTTTGTTGCTGTAGCTAAGGTAGTGAATGTAACTGTAGAAGAACTTAAAGTTTTTGCTTTTTCAGTTAGCGTAGAACCTGATTTATTAACAGTTCCAATGACAATAAAATTCTGAGACGCAAAAGAAGAGTTTAGTGTAAATTGTACAGTAGAACTAGAAACTACAATTGCACTAGGTAGAACAATAGCACCACCAGTAGTAGCATCATTACTAGCTAAAATATAATTATCAGTTTCAGCAGCAGAAGCAAAAGTTCCGCTAGATGTTGTGATAGTAAGGGTACAGTTACCACCAGAAGCAGAAGAAGTTGTACCAGTAAAACGCTCCATCACAGTATAAGTGGTATCATTAGTACCATTTGAACTTCGTACAGATTTTATAGCGTAGTATGGAAAATTGTAGATTAATCCAACGTTTTCGGGTTCGATGACGTTTACTGAAATTTTATCAATAGTTACACCAAGAACATTAATAGCTGGTGCTACCTCAATTCTCGTTTGTGAAACAACTGATGTAACTCGAACACGATTTGTTCCAATATAAATCCAGTCATTAACAGCTAGATCAGTTTGGAATGAAGTTCCCTGCGCCTGAATGAAAGTTCCAGAACCAACAGTTGAATATGTGTTGGCTGTATATGATGTTGCTGCTCCAACTAATCGGTTAGATTGTCCAACAACGTCTGATGTAAAACTTAAATTGGTATCTCCAGAAACTGCAAAGAATAATGATTTTACATCTTCTTCGAAGACAATCTCACTATTCATTTTAACATCAAATAAGAATAGTTTATACTGTTCAGTTCCAGAAGCAATAGTACCATTATGCCATTCAATCCCACGGATACGTGCAGTGCCAATCGCAGTTCCACCAGAAGGTACTGCGCCAGCAGTAGTGATAAAACGATCGTATAGTGTTACATTTACAAAAGAGTTAACTGGTGGAAGATTATTTACATTTGTTACTAAGATATAGTTACCAACTGTTGCTGGAATAACAGCATTATCGACCTGAACAAATTCTCTTGCTTTATCTACTGTTACATACTCAGTAGCAACTTTTTCAATCTCATAACCTTGAACGTATGCTTTACCAGGTTCCATACCAATAGCAAGTTTACTTTCATCACCACCAGTGGCTGGTGTGAATACACCACGATTGTAGAAAGGTGTTGTGTTATATTCCCACTGAACGCCAGTAGATCCTGGACCATCATATGCTAAGCCAGTACTGTGAGATGGAGTAGTATTAATAGATGTGGCAGAAATTTTAGCAACGTATGTATTACCATTGCTAGTAACTACATCACCAATTAAGAATGCAGTATTTGACGTCCATGCGCCACGATTATTATTTCTATGTTCACGAACATCAATCTTGAATGGGCGAACGGTATAATCACCAGATTCATCAGAAGTTCTACGTGCCAGAGTTTTTTCAAGAATAGAATACTCAGTGGTAGTTGTATGTCGTTTGATTTCTCCATCTTCTACACGAAGCAGTTCTACGAAATCTGCATCATCTGTAGAATTTATTGTTTTTGTGCTAAGAGTTAAATCAATATAATATCTGTGCGCACCTGGAGCCGCAAAGTTAAAGCTATTCTGCGCATTATCAAGAAGCATTTCATAACCAGTATCTTCTGGAGTTATTAGCTTTTCTTCAATAGAAAGACCTACACGATAATTAGGTGTATTTGTATATTTGTCTAGTGTAATAAGCTGAGATTCAACTAAAACAAAGTGCCCGTTAACATAGTAAACACCACTTTGAATAGTAGCAGTTGATCCTACACCAGTAGAACTACTTGCTGCTGCTTGTAATTTATACGATGTAAGCAAAGTGTCATTTGGTGTTAAAATTTCACTATTAGCAAAAACTTTACTAGTATTATCGTTTCCAGAGTTTTTATAACGAACATAAATTGTTGTTGCATCTGTATTAGTAGCAGAAACAACTTTAATGATTTTAGCTTGTAAACCATTCGCACCAGTAATATCTTTTCCTTCTAAATTGGCAATATATGTTTCTACTGGAACTCCACCAAAAAGTGGTTGTACTTTAACGTATGATACATTGGTGTCAATAGAAATCTGTCCAGGAATAACCATTGCACCCTGTTTAAAGATGTGATCCCCATGACGCTTAATTTGATTGTGTAGGATTGATTGCAGCTGAGTTAGTTCTCTAGCCTGAACAGCAAAACTTGGACGAAACAAAATTCTATGGAATTTGTTGGTTTCATCAAAATCATCATTGTATGGTTCTGTATTGAAGTCGATCATTTGTTCTCTTCTTTTGCTTATCTGTCTTTATTTATTCTAGATTTAGAATCTAATAATAGTTCGTAGCGTTACTGATTGATCTGTTGTTGGAGTAAATCCAGACTTGTTATCAATAAACATTAGATCACCAGAATATTTATCAACTGATGGAGGAGTTACTGCACTGGCATTAAAGGTATATCCACCTGCATTAACAAAAGTTGTGCCGATACTTGGACTAAAGTTGTCTAAAGATTGCATCAACGCAGCAACACCTGTATTGGTTACAATTCTAAATCTTTTACTGGTTGTAGCCACGGTAACGATACTATCTGCTGGAAAGAAAGTAGTGCTAATGTTTCCAGCAACAACCCAACATGTAGATCCTATAATACCAGTTAACGCATACGTATTGTTATATTTTCTTGGATTTTTAATAATTCCAGTTTGACGATAGTCATTGTTTACTACAAACCCCTGATTTTTATCAGCAGATATGTTACTGTAAAACATCAAAGTTCTTGCATACAAATCATTCAAAGCATTTTTCCCATGTCCACCATATACAGTGATTATTGGGCGAATTTTAGCTCCATATCCATTTCCTGTAATTGTAGCAGTCGCCCAACGATATCCAGTTCCATAGTTAGTCATTACAATTTTAATTATCTTTCCATTCTGGATAACTGCAGTTGCAGCTGCTCCAGTTCCGTCACCAGTAATAACTACTGTTGCACTTGCATATCCATAACCCCCTGAAGTGGGTTTAATCGACATAATTCTACCATCAAGAGTCAATAATTCAATATTAGCCTGAAGAGTATTAATATCACCTGGAGATAAGTCGGCTGATATTTGAGCACCTGAGCCATCACCAGTAACAGTTAAAATTGCATATGAATAACCAATACCACCATCATCAATTTGAATTGATTTTAATTGACCATTTTCAAAATATGGAACAAGTTTAGCTTCTGATTTAATACCACTGAATAGGATTGATGCGTTAGATCCAGTTAAAGTTCCAATAGTTACCGCTGGAGATGCTACACTATACCCAGAACCAAACTTAAGAGTTGCAGTTGCAGTTATTGGAAATCCTACATATTCAAGAGTTGCAGTCCCATTAGTTGCAGAACCAGAAGTATGAGATGGCGTGGTAGAAGCGTGGGTAGTTCCAGCAGCAGTTACTGTGTATAAACGATTGGCAAAAAACAACTGCTGACCTATCGTTACTACAGTTGAAGCAGTCCACTGTGTTCCAATTACAGCTGTAGGTGCACTAAGATAACCAGAACCGCCATTAGTAATAACAATTTTAGCAAGACGTCCACCCTGCATAACTGCAACAGCAGTAGCTTGCCCTGAAGTATAAGTAAACGTCTGTGTACCAGTTCCAGCAGAAGTAAGATTAATTGCAGTTCCTGCAACAGCATTACTATAAGAAGTAGCTAATTTTATTTGAGTTTGCGAAGAACGAATAATATAATAAGTCTGTCCATTAGAAAGACCTCCAATAGTAGTTGCTCCAATAGTATAAACAACAGTGTCACCAGTTTGTAGCGGATGTACATCAGTTAGTGTAATAACTTCTGTAGAAGTATTAACAGAAGAAGCAGATGTGTAAAATGGTGCAGCTATTGTAATTGGCGGTACTGCAGTATATCCATTACCAAACGATGAAATCTCTAGATCTCTTAAGATACCATAAAATTTAACAGATGTTATTACACCAGATGGCGCAATAACATCACCAGTTGCAGTAGTTCCAAGGTATTTTAGGGCACATGCTCCATTTTCAGCAATACCTGTTCTGTGTACTGGTCCAGTGCTTGCTGTTGTTCCAGAAACTGCAACTTCATATATGTTATTATTATGTCGTATTCTTTGTCCCACCAGAAATAAGGTAGAAGCCGTCCATGGAGAAGAATTAGTAAATGGAGGACTCACGATAACAGTATCCGTACTTCCATAAGAACTTCCACCATTAGCTAATGTAAATGCATTAAGGTAAAATGGATCCGATTCCAAGTATCCATCACCTTGAACTGTGATTGCTCCTAATGTATAGTTAGCTCCTGCTTGATCTACTCTTACAGTTTGAATGTTTCCATTTGAATAAAATTGATTTCTCAATGCAGTTACGACTGGAATAAAATCATCAGTTAAAAATTTATTTCTTAATGCAACTGGTATATTGAACATAAATTTCCACATGTATCCATCTGAAAATGTAATCGGATCAACAGTTGTTCCTATCGGCTTAAATGTAGAAGCTGCATTGTTATTATTATCAAGACATTTATAAACATTAAACTCATCTGTTACCACGTAGAAATTACAGTCTTCCAATTTCTGCGCACCAGATGCTGACTTTGTAATAACTGATTCAGCATACGCATTACCACCAACATTACCAACAGACGCAATATTAACTGATGGCTTTGATGTATAATTAATACCACGTGCGGTCAATGATATATCAATGACTTGTCCATTTGATACACTAGCTTGTGCAGCAGCCCCAGTACCACCACCATCACTAACAACAACATGATTCAATATAGCTGTACCATTAGTTGCCGTGCCAGAAGTATGAGTAGGTGCTACAGTTCCTGTCGTTCCTGCAGTTGTTACAATATAATATCTACTAGATATTTTTAAGAATGCCCCAGCTAAGACAGCAGTATTTGAAGTCCATGTAACAGAACCAGCACTACCAATGTAAACAGTTGGGGCTGTCGTATAAGCCGCACCGCCATTAATTAGATCAATCCCCTGCACTTCTTTAGAGTATTGATCGTCATACATATCATATATTAAACCACTAGTCCAATTGTATCTTGTAACAACAAACGCAACATCTGTTGGTTTGATTTCTTTAAATGTAATAGATTCGTTACGACTTTTCAATTCATAATCAAAACTATCAATGGGTGCTGGTGGCGTGAACTCATCTTCCCAGCTAAGAGTTTTACCCAGGAAATAGTAATAACGTGCGCTTCTATTTACGATTTCGTCGTAAATACCTTCTGCAATAGAATTATGCAGAATAGTTTTAACCAAGGAAGATTGAGTCGCCATTTATATGCTTCTAATTAACTTACAGTAATAACCCAAGTGATAGCAATAGAATCACCTGCTTGTTTAGTAACAACAGGGAATGTTGTTCTGCATAACATAGTACCAGCAGAAGCTGCATTAAGAATAGCAGCTTCTGTGATAGCACCAGTACCAGTACCTGCTGGGAATGTAGCTGTTCCAGTAACCGTATTAGTTGACGCTGAAAACGATGATAAAGTTACTCTTCCAGCTTCAATACCAAGAACAGTATCGCCTGCAATTGGAGTTGACGAACCAGTACCAATAGCCATATGACTCATGACAGTGGCAGAGGCACTAGCCATTCGAGATGCAATGTAGTTTTTACCTACAGTAACAACTAAATTATTTACGTCAAACTGCTGCTTAACATTACCATAATAGTCTTTGACTGTTATTGTTAGTGCACCCTTTACATTAAGTGTTTCATTTAAGTCCATATATTTTCTCCTTGATTGACGTTGTCTAATTTATTATTTATCACAGTTTCGTTACTGTGATAGTAGGTGTTTGTTCAGCATAATTACTAGCAAAGTACTCTAGATCTTCATTACCTTCACCAAAGTACACGGTATATGTTGTAAAGTCAAGAACAGATTGGGATTCTGCGATAGGTTTCACTATCCCTATTGATAGTGACTCTCCTATAGAAACATTTTCTGTTAGATTCTTATTTATATTTAGGTTGTTGGAATCAGACAAAACCACAGAGTCTGTATATTTATCCCATGCAGTTACATCAATAATCGGTATTGTAAAGTTCTGGATAACACCACTAGAAATATCTGTGTGTGTCCAGAAAATATTTCCCGTATTGGATGCAATTAGAGTTTCTGGGAATGTACCCTTAGTTACCAATTTAACATCAAACTCTGAAACTACTACCTTAGTATCCTCAGCAACGCCAGAATAATCTAATTGACTACCTAAAGGTTTACCTACATGTTTAGTTGAAATACCAGCACCCAAGAAAACTTCATCTTGCTCAAAAACACTAATGATCTTCATTAAGAACTCTAAAGAAGATCCTAAATCGAATTCATTTTTAATATCATATTCACCAAACAATGCCACACCTGCTGGATGCACAAGGGTCTTAACTGCTGATTTATAAGATTCTAATTTTTCGTTAATTTTCAAAACATATGAATATGGTTGATAATATTTACTATCTTGAATAAAAATAGCATCATCTAAGAATCCATCATTATTTTGATAATATCCTGGATACTTGGTTAGTGCATTTAATTCAACTTTAATAATACACACGTTATCTGAATTAACTGTATCTTGAATAGTGCTAGCATAGAACTGTCGAGTAGCTACTCCAGTATATGTACCATCAAATGCTGGTCCGTATGTTCTAGTATAAGTTAATGAAGCAGTTCCGTTTGATACTGCTCCTGAAGTATGAGTAGGTGCTACAGTTCCTGTTGTTCCTGCAGTTGTTACAGTGTAAAGTCTATCTGCAAAATAAATTAATGAACCTAAAGTAACATTAGTAATAGAAGTCCAAAAATCACCACTATCTTGTGAATAATCTGATACGTTAATATAACCCTGCTCTTCGAAAATATTCAAACTCTCAGCAATAACATAGTTATATCGAGAGCCAATAATTGGTGTCACTGATGCTCCAGTTCCACCACCACCAGTTATTGAAACTGTAGGTAAACTACTATATCCAGAACCAGAATTTGCAATATTAATTTTTGTTATAGCCCCACCAGAAATTACAACAGAAGCAATAGTAGCTGCTGTTTGGAATCCACCACCAGAAAGTGTAACAGTTGGTGCAGTAGTAAATCCAGATCCACCACTATTAATTGTAAATCCTGTAATGCTATTAGTTGCTGTACTAATATTTAAAGATGATAGACTTGCTCCAGTGAGTTCTTGATCTTCTATAGATGATAGAGAAGATGTAAAATCAGTTTCATATCCTACACCATACTTAACAAACTCAGATGATAAAATACCACCATTAGAATCTACTGATTTTATCTTTAGTATAGATCCATTACCATCACCATTTCTAATATTGTATAGTTGTCCTACTCTAAAATTTTTACCAGGCTGAAGAATTTCAACTTTAGATGTGGTTGGTAATATAGTGGCTTCGAACTTTTCATCATATCTGATACGATCATTTATATTAATATTACCAAATATACGTCGATCAATATAAAACTCATATACGTCTGGAAGAATTTGAACGAATGTATTCACTTCAATCTCAACATCTTGTCGACGATCAACTAAAACACGAATTATTTTATTTTCATTTACTACATCAACTACACGACCAACGATATCTTCAGGGTTTCCATAATTAACTCTAGCGAATATTGAAACATCTTGATTCCACTTACCATCAGATGCTCTTAAGATCTGTTTACCTGGATAATCAACAGTTACATTTTTATTGAATAGTAATCTAAACAAAAACTTAAATGATAGTTCAGACCCTTTAGCTAAGTGTTGATCTTTTATTCTGGAAAGATTAAACCTTTCCATATTTTCACTAAATGGTAAATTTGGTGCATTAACTGAAATTTCTTTTTGAAAGAACTCAATAAAATTATCAAGAGTTTTATCCAAATCACGGATAGTGAATAAATCTGCTTGTGTAGTTTCTAGATACTCGTAATATGCTTGCAAAAATGCTACGAATGTAGGATAATCGTTCCTGATAAACTCAGGAAGCTGGCTTGCGACTATACTAGAAATTTTTGGTTTTGTGATGGACATTATGAACGACTTGTTGTAAATACATAATTCTTACCAGCACGATTATCGCCATTGGAAGTTTCATCGGCAATTACTGTCACCTTTAAATGATCTCTTGCGATTTCTGCGATTTGTTCATAAGCGGAAACAACATCATATGATGATGGACGAATTGAAATCTCAAAATCAATATCTGCAATATCAGTAATATGCAAGTTTGTAATATTGATAACTCCTGCAGCATAATCAACAGTACCAATAGTAGGATTTACAATAATCTTTTCAGCTGATGTTCCAACATAATATAAACGCATGTTACCAGCACCATCATCGTCAAGATAGTGAACAATATCACTTCCATAAATGAATATACCAGTAGAGTAAATATTATTTTGCGCTAATCCAGTAGTATAGATTGGATTTATAATATCAATAATGTATTGTGCACTAACGTTATAACGAGGAGCAACAGTACGACGAATTAAAACTGTATTGTTGCTATTTGTAATACTCTTTTCACACACATCAATTAAACGACTTAACTTTGAGTGACGGAATACACTATCAAAACGTTGAAGGTCTTCATCGTCATATTTGTAAATTGTTTCAATAACCAAAGATTGTATTTCTTGGGCTGATCGTTTGGTGTCTCTTGGATTATAATAAACAGTAATATCTAGTGCAATATTTAAATATTCTGGATCTAAAATTTCTGGAATAACCGAAACTACATTTTTATTGGCAAGAACATTATTAATAATATCAGACTTTTGCTGAGTTGTTAGTTTGGTAGCACTTTTTGGTCTAATACAAATAAATGTTTTACCATAAACTGGTGGATTGTTATCTTCACCACCCCATACACCAACTGACTTTGCCTCAGCAAAATTATTATAGATTATTGTTTTGTAATCTTCAGTAGTTACTGCACGATTTTGTGCAGCGTATGTTCTTGGTGCATTAAATCTAATAGATTCTACATCTTCTGGTAACGAACCACCAAAAGCTGGAGTAGTAGTTACTACAGTAACTACAGAACCTGAGTATGGAGGATTGCCAGCAAAGTTGAAAGAACGTGCGCCATTGGCTCCATCTAAGTTTGAAACAATATAATTAACTTCAACTACATTACCATTTGTCAATGCCGCACTAAGAACTCCATCACCAAAAATTATTTCATATAAACCATCATCTATTTCTTTAATCCAATATGCTTTAACTGTTGGATCTACATTAACTAATGACGATGCTTTTGTAAATGTGTTAAAGTTTGAACTTGTTGCATTTTCTTGAACACGAACTGTAACTGTATCTAAATCTACGTTAGCATTTGGGATAATGTATCGTGTACCAGTAGATACATTAAATCTAAAAGATAACTGCTGTCCCTCAATTAATGTTACACCAGTTGCAGTATAAACATTAGATGATCCTGTAATACTTATAGCTTGTTTATTATAAAAATTATATGGCTGACCATTAGCAATAGTACTAAATGCACTATATTGTGGAATAGTCACTAGACTTGGACCAGCTGAGGCTGACGTGATTGTTATATTAACAACTGCCTCAGAACATTTGGCAGAGCGTGGAGTATAACCAAGAGTTTTAGCAAGTGAAACTACGCTGTTTCTTTTAATGGCAGAATCAAGAAACATCTCATTAACAGCTAAGTTATTATACAAAGCATTGTAATGTGTATTGTAAGCTAAAATATCTAAAATTACAGAAAGACCAGAACCCTCAAAGTCGTAGTCTTGAAACTCAGTCTGTGCCTGTAAGAATGTTTTTAAGTTAGCTTTGATAGCATCAAAGTCTAATTCTGTTACGTTAATTTTCTTATTGTTAGACATTTTATCGTGTTCTTTCCAGTACCAAATCTAAACTTAATGGACGTTCGGTATTAATTATTTTGAAATCTATTCTTATAGAAACTGCGTTATCGTCTGGATTATATGTAACAGCAACTTCAGTCACTGTAACTCTTGGTTCAAAACTTTGAATCATGTCAAAAATAGCACGTCTAATAGAAGCTGAAGTTAATGGTGACTGTGGTTCAAATAACATCGCTCTAATTGGAGAACCAATTTCACTATGAAATGGTCTCTCATAGTTAGATGTTAAAATTAGGTTTTTAAGTGCATTCTTTACTGCACTCTCATCATATCTACGTGTTATGTCCTTAGTCACTGGGTGAGCAGTGAAGTTCAAGTCGATATCTGAGAAGATTCTTGTATTTCGTGCCATCTTATTATTTATTAGTTTACTAACACGTTGGGAGAGCCAGAAGCAATCATATCACCACAACTTAATCTATCTCCAACTCTAGCTAGTGGTTTACCATTAACTAGAACATTTGGAGAACCCATAGCAGTAATTGATGGATGCAAGAATTTACCACAATTGTGGATTGGCCATGACATTCCAATAGTATGTGCTGGAAGACCACCTATTAAAACATTTGAAGATCCTTGGTAGGTTGGTCTTGGGAAGAAACAATGTCCCGCTGACATGGATCCAATTGTTGCTGCTACTGACATATAATTTCCTTAGTTTAATTCTGGATAAACAGTTTTAGCTTTTATTCCTGCAGTTCCTGCAGCAACTGAAGAAAGAAAATATTGATTCACTAAAGTAAAATTCTCATTTATTGTAAAAGTCCAGTCACTATACTTTATGTATGCGTTATATGCTGCATTTCCTATTGGATTACCAGAACCCCATGGAGGAGTTACAGGAGTGATAGAACTACCAACTTCAGAGTATTCATAATGATTAACTCTAATAGTTACAGATTTAGATCCAGCAGGTGGTGAAATATATTCATATACTGCAGTGTATTGAGCTGGCAAATTAGCAAAACGTGATACTGTTCCATATGTTTTCAGATTATAGTTATTTGTTATATCTGTATTATCTTCGCTATATTTTAAATATTTAATAACTCTATCAAACATATCTGGAAATCCGCTTCTTATTGTAACTGTTTTTGGTTGAGTTATGACAGCACTAAAATCTAATGGTGCTGTAATACCCAACATCTGAACATTAATAATATAATATGCGTAGTTTGTTATAGCCATGTCTGCGCCAGCAGACACTGCTCCATTTAAAACAATTGGTACTACTGGATTAGTTTCAGTTCCAATAAATTCAGTCAATTCATAAGGAAGAGACTGTTCTGGATTAGCTGGATCTGCTGCACCACTTGGTCCAAGTATTGGCATAATTATTTTTCCTTTATACTAAAACAAATCCACCTGTGGGGAATGTTCCCGCATAGGTAGCATGATGATTCATTGTAAACATATGACCTTTATTTCCAGCTGGTCTGCATGACACATGTATCCAATATTGAGATCCATTGTACTCCATAATAACTTGGTTCCATGAAGGTAGGAGTTTAACAATCTCATTACATATTTTATATGTTTCTGCCTTACCGCCTGGAAACACAATATCAGCTGCACAACCAATTGGATGATCGCCACCTTCTTTCTGGTTTGGACCTAAATCTCCAGGAGCAGCACCGAATGGTGGTCTGCGGAAAGCTGAAGTAATAGTAAATTTACCAAACTTTTCACGGATTGGATCAAGAACCTTTTCAGCCAATACTCTCATGTTACAAACAATTTCTTGGGGTGTAATGTTTGCACCATTAACATTATACGTAACACGTGGAATACGAACACCACCTTTGGTTAAATCACCAAGAGTGAAGTGCTTTGATAGTTTCATTCCAGCAGTGTATTGATCTGCTGGAATATTTCTAATTGCATCTAGACCAGCAACAGATCCTGGTGTGGATGCAGAGTTTGCTGCGGGAGTTTCTTTCTGTGTTGGATATTTAGTACCCTCAATATCAGATTTACTAACTTCGTTATTTTCAATCTTTCTATTCGCATACGCAGTAGAATTACCAGTATCTGGGGAGTCAAAACCAGTTTCTGAACCACGATTTGGAACTGCCATTGGTGGTAACACAGAAACACCAGAAGTTCCACGAAGTTCAATAGGAAGTTCAATATCAGCCTGTCCAGCAGCACGTGCAGGGAGAGCAGGTTTCGCTTCTGTTGCACCCAATGGTGATAAGGCAATTCCACTATTAAGTGCAACAATGGCACCATCAAGGGCAACCATGGCACCACCTTTAATACTAACTGCGCCACTTGCGCCTAAGGCAACTGCTGCTGCAGATTTTAAGTTCAGTAGACCTGTAGCCTCAATATTTAAGAAAGCGGTAGACTTAATATGTGTAGCAAGTTTACTACTAATATTAACATTATTAGAAGAATTGATATGTGTATCTAATTCTGTAGTTAAGAAAATAGAACCTTTAGTTGATGTGTAATTTATATCAGAGTCTGCTTCAACAAATAGACCTGCCTCAGACTTGAGGTTCATATCCTTGACAGAATGAATATTTAAACCAGAATCAGATTTAATATTAAATCGTCCAGTGGACTCCATATTAATTCTAGATGCTCTTAGATTAAATTCACCACCAACAGCTAAGTTTGAATTACCACTGATGTTAATATTAGCATCGTTATAGATGTTAATTTTAGCAGCACCAGAAACTTCTAAGTTAAAGATATTATCTGTGCGTACATTTAACGCACCGTCAACAGTTACATTCATGGCACCTACAACATAAACATGCCCATTACGTTCAATGATTTCATATCCGTCGCCAACAATACGATTAACTTGAGTACCGTTTGCATCCCACTCAATAAATGATCCTGTTCTATGATATAAGTGAATACGTTCAGATCCAGGAGTATCATCAAACTCCATTATGTGACCTGATTCAGTTTCTGTAACTTTATTGTATGGGTAAGTTGCATTATATGGAACTGGAGATTGATCCCATGTTCCACCATTGGCAATCTTAATACCCATTTTCATAGCTGCTTCTTTTTTAACAACGTATGTTCTACCTAAATTATTACCAGCAGCTAAACGATTAGTATCAGGTTCATTTTTATACTTTGGATATACACCATTTGGATCTTGGAAACCAAGATTTGAATCAACAAGAAGCCCAGTACTAATAGTACCATCAGCATTTGTCATACCTATTGCTTCAACATTATTTGTAGTAGGCTCACCCTCAGCTTCTAATTTAGTGAGAAGACTTTTAGCCTGACCAACAGGGGAGTTTGCTATTTTAACCAACTCATTTAAGATAGAATCTTTAGTTGGATTTACGATACCTAACTTAGAAACTAATTCAGTAACAGATCCAGAAACATTATTGATACCAAGATTCGCAGCAATATCTGTAATAGAACCACCGAAACTTGATAGTGAATTTAATTTTGATGCAAATAATGATTCTACATTAGTTGCTTGGCTAATTGCACCATTTATCTGGTTGGTAATAGCTGTAAACGGATTGGCAATACCATTAGTTAAATTATTGATATTAATACCAGTAGCATTAGTTAGCTGATTAGTTAACTGGTTGGTTAAGTTTCCAGTTAAATTATTGACATTGAAACCACCAACCCCAAGATTTGAAATCTGCGCATTTAAACTATTTGCAATATTTGGTGGTAATATATTACCACTAGCATCAAGGATATTAGTTTTAAGACCACCAAGATTATCATTGGCAAAACTTGTAACAGTTGCGGATAAATCACCAAATTGTTCAGTAAGCTGATCTGTTAATCCACCAGTCAATTCAGATAAAGAAGCACCAATATCAAAACTATTTACTAGATCTGTATACTGAGAAATTTGATCAGTAATATTACTCACTAAATCTGTAGGTAATGCGCCAAGAATATTGTCAAGACCAAATTCTGATAGTACATCTAAACCGCCAATTGCATCTAATCCTGGAATACTACCCAAATCAAATCCACCAAGATCAAGTCCACCAAGATCAAGTCCACCAAGTCCACCACCAGTAACTGCACCAATTACATCACCTGTAATACTGCCAGCTTCTCTTGGAGTTGACTCTGCCGAATCATCTTTTGGTGTTGCTTTAACTACACCATAGTAGTCGGTGCCCATGTCAATCTTATCACCGCCACCAATTGATGCAGTAGCTGCAGC